CTATATAGTCGGAAAGAACAAAAAAGAGGACTCCTGACATGCCCGGATTGCGGATAGCAATAAGTACGAATGAAGCACAACGATCGATAACGCAATTACAGAAAGACTTGGGAGTCCTTGGATCTTCCGCGCTTGAAAACGAGCAGGATTTTAAAAAGCTCGAATCCCGCCTTAAATCAGGAATGCAGGCCGACAAGGCCAAAACTGCTATCGATAATCTCAAAAAATCTATCAATTTGACACGGCTGGAAACCGCCAAATTGCAAACCAGTATTGGAGATTACACTGGATCTGTAAAAACATTGACTTCTGGTATTACGGATGCTTGTTCTCGTATCTTAAATCTCAATTCCGCATTGATTGGTTTGGCAGGGGGGTATTCCCTTTCCAGAATAGCTTCTTCTGCAATTGAAACAGCGGCATCTTTTGAGCAGATGGAAATGAAGCTCGAAGCTTTAACAAAAGGACGTGGAAAGGAAACGTTAGCTGAAATCAACGATTGGGCAAAAAACATGCCGGTTAATACGGAAAAGGCTGTCAATGCTTTTGTGTCCATGCAGGCAATGGGATTAAAGCCTACCATTGATAAAATGGAGACGCTGACAAATGTTGCTATTATTTTTGGTGAGGATGCTTTGACACGAGTTTCCAGAGCTTTGGGTCAAATGCAGACACTGGGGAAATTGTCGGCGGAAGAACTTAACCAGTTATCTGAGGTCGGAATCAATGCCCGCAAGTACTTGACCGAGGCCTTTGGAATGACAGTGGATGAAATCCAGAAATCCGGTATTGCTATTGAAGAAGTCATCGATACTATCTGGAAAGGCTTTGACGCTGATTACAATGGAGCTGCCAAAAGTGCAATGAAATCGTGGCAGGGTGTGACATCTGCGTTTGAAAGTTCTGTAACTGAGATTGAGCGCACGATCATGGCGGCCGGGGTGTTTGATGAACTGAAAACCCAGATCCACAACGTCACCGATGAAATGAACGATTGGCTGAAGGTCAACCGGGAGTTGATCCGGCAGAAGGTGCCGGAGGTGATTAGGGATATCAAAGACGGCATCAATGATATCGTCAGTATATACAAATCCCTGCCGGATGAAGTGGTCGGCGCGGCGGGTTTTGGTTTGCTGGGAAGAATGCTGCTGGGGCCGAACGGCATGTGGATCGGCATGGCTATCTACGGCATCAAGGATATGAGTGATCGGGTTTCGACGATTAGCAAAGGATTGGAGCTGAGTAGAAGGGGCCTGATCGACTGGGATGCGTTTATTCAGGGAAGCAGGGAAGCCCGCGAGGAAATGGTTGCTATAGGGGAAGCCAAAGCCACTTTAAATGCAGATGGTTCTTTGTCATTCAAAATCGATACATCCGATTTGGATGCACTGAACGAAAAGACCCAAAATGTAGGTAAAAAAACACGAAAACTGACCACCGTCGAAAAAGCAGCCATCAAAGAACGTCTGGCCGCATATGAAGATTTTGTTGATGCTCACCACGAAGCCACGACAGACTGGTACGAATACGAAAAAGATAAGCTGTTTGAGCAGGCAAATGCATGGGAGGCTTACGGCTTTGACGCTGTAAAAGTCGAAGAATGGCTGACCGCCGAAGTCATCGCCCTGGCTGAAAAACGGAAGAAAGAAGTTGCCTCTGAGCAGAAAGCAAAAAGTGCTGCAATTGATAAATCGTTGAATGACTTTTTCAGAGAGATTGACGCACAAGAATCCGCTATCAAGAAACAGCTTGAGAACGATGAGAAAGCCCAACAAAAAGCTGCTGACAAAAGGGAGCAGCAGCAACAACGTATGTGGGAAAATATTCAGGACGACTCGGCGGATATCCTCTATGACATGCTGGATGATTACGAAAATGCCTGGGAAAATTTGGGCGATACGATAGTTGATATTTTCAAACGCACAATATCGGAAATGGCGGCAGAAGCCATTATGCGACCAATTATCGTGCCTGTTGTACAAAGCATGGGCGATATTATGGGGATGGACTCATACGGCACAACCGCAACAACAGCAGGCTCTACAGATATAACAGGCTTGGCTTCATCCGGTATGTCAGTCTACAATGCTGCCGGATTGATGGGCACATCTGGCGCATATGCTGGTGGCAGTTATATGTCAGCTTTGATGGGGAGCCAAGTCGGGACATTGCCCACCGGTGTTGGCACAATGCTGGCAGCCGATGGGACATCCGCTGGTACAATGTGGGGCGCAGGCGGATCACTTGGTGGGGTGTCATATGGTTCTCTTGCGGGAGCAGGAATCATTGGACCTCTTGGATATTCAACAATCGGAAGCGCACTTGGTCTCCCGCAGAGCGAATATTCCGGACTTACAGCTGGTCTGGGTTCCGCTGGCGGTTTTTATTTGGGTACACAAATAGGTGCCTTTGGCGGACCCATCGGGCTTGCGTTAGGTGCATTGGCCGGCGGAGCATTGGGCGGGCTAATGGGAGATGGTGAACCCGATGATACAGACTTACACCTGTTGTTTGGCGATACAAGCTATCAGCATGCCGGCAAAAATGATTTCGATAGTTTTTCTGGAAACTGGCACGATGAATTTACCGCCGGGGACAAAATAACCGGTGATGGCGTCGTGGCAAATATCCGCAAGGGAGATTTTATATCGGATGACGATGCTATCGAAATCGAGCAACAGTTTGTGGATTATTTTGATGCAGTAGCAGACAGCCTCGGTTTGACGTTATCTGAAATTGTGGGAAATGATGGTTTGAGTATCCATCTCAGCGATTTCAATGAAATGCTGGATGAGCAGGGTATTGAAGCTACTATTTCCGAGATAGCTGATATCTTCTGGAAACACTACACAGGCACTATTTCCGACGCATTATTGGGTGAAGGTGCTGGAGATCTCTTCAACACAGAGGAGGTAAAAAATCATTTTGAAAGCAAAGCAAGCGAAGCTGGATTAACTTATGGTGATATATTCTCGGATTACATGGACACCCTGAGTATTTTACCTAATGCAGTCGAACTTCTGAATAAACGTGTAACAGAAGAAGAAATGTCGATGACAGAAGCCATTGACGATCTATATAACGATATCGAATATGCGTCCGGTGTTATCGCCCCAGCACTTGATGTAGGGTTGGCAGCAGGTATTGAAGATGCCAGTTTTGATTCGTTCAAGGATGCTTTTATCGAAAATTTGACTGGTCAGATGCAAGCAATTGTGCTGGAAACCGCAGCAACTTCCTTTCAGTCTTCATTGTTTGAGCAGGCATTTGATCAGATCGGTGGGTTGGACGGTATTTTTGATTCGTTTTTTAACGATGATGATTATGGCCGTGAAGACCTGGAAGCGGATTTTAATTCCAGCATGGAAGCCTTGCGCCTTGGGCTGGAAACCTTGGAACCGGAGTTTCGGGAATTAACGGAAATTGTCGAAGATTTCGGGCTGACGGCAGTCGATGTGGCTGATGATATCAATTCTTTGCAATTGAGTTACAAGACGACTATTGGCGACACTCTGACAGGTGCTGAAATATTATCGGAATACAGCATTGAAAACGATGATCTGGCGACATCTCTGGATGAAATCAATGATGAGGCAAGCAGCCTGAGCGCAGCACTGGACATTCTAATATCCGAGATGGAAGCAGGTAATATCAGTGCTGAAAACGGAGCCGGTATCTGGTCGGAGATGACGAGCCTTTACAGCAGTGCAACAGCGGCTGCTGAACAATATGCTGAAGCTCAACTGTCAGTCGCCGAAGCCCTGCAAGGCGGCTTAACAGCAGGCCAGATGTTTACCGAATGGGGCATCAACAATGCTGAGGCTGCCCGTTTGATGGCGGACATCACGAAAGACGGTATCACGCAAGAAGAACTCGAATCTGCAATAGATAATTTTTCGGCATTGGGGCTTGAGGGCGAAGAGCTTAACTCTGTTATCAGCTACCTGGCTACCACGTTTACGGATGCGGCAACGAGCATAGAATCTGCGCTGGACAGTATCAATGATGCCTTATCCGAACTGCCTACGACCGAAAATCTGGCAAAAACGGAACTCGATACTTTTCTGGATGAACTGGATTTTTTCTTGACTTTGCCGACGCTGGAAGAAGCGACCGATCCCGGTTATGAATACGGTTACATAACGGACTATACCGATGTGCTGGATGAAGACGGATATTACAACGCCTTGAAAAATGCAACATCAAGCATTGTACGAGATATGTCAATGACATGGAATAATGCATCGGATGATCCGGATAACTGGTGGGGAAGCGAATCGGATGTGGATGCTATCGTTACCGATATTTATGCGTCGATCGGTCGAGACGACGGCATTTTGCCGAAAGGTGATGAAAATTACAGTATATCATATATCGACGAAGAAGGTTTTAACTTCTGGAAAGATGCGATATTGGCTGGCACAAATTACCCGACAGCAGAAGATTTTTCAGAAGCTTTTTATGATGCAGTCGGCAGCGAAAGCAATTTGCCGGATACGATAGACGACTTGCTTGTAATCGCCAGGGCTGTTGGTGCAACAAACGATGTCAGCGAAGATGATTTTACAATATCAGAGCCTTATACATATTACGGAAGAATAGAAGGCTCCGGCGAACCGATCTTATCATCTGAATCAGAGATATCCGATGCGCTGGATATACTCAGTAGCTTTGATGGTACAACCGATTACCAGGGTTTTATCGATGCGATTGGTGCGATGGATAACGATGTTTTGTATGATATTTACGGAGAAGACGTTGACAGTAGAATATCATCACTGGGAAGTGCATACTCAAACTATTTAGACGCATCAGAATCATCCAGTGGCGCATCAGACGCAACTGATGACCAGATCCAGAGTATTATGGATCAGGTACAGGATGGTATTGACAGGATTGGGTTGTCGGATACTGAAGCAGAACTTTATGACATCGCAAAACAGCAAGAAGAATGGATTGCCTCTTTAGAGGATTTAAATGCGGCGACTGACGAAAACATAGGACTGATAGACGAATGGGCCACTGCACAAAAAGAAAATTCCTTCAAAAATTTCATAGAAGATATTGATTCAGATTTTAGCAATCTGGATACATCCGAGTTTGAACAAACAGTCGATGGAATATTTACGATATACCAAGGGTATATTGACGACCTCGGAGAATATCTGCTTTACGATGCGATCACACAATCTGAATATGATGAAGCCACGCAAAAAATAAAAGCATTATTCAACGATCAGATTGAACAGATCTTTGAGGAGATGGAGCAATCTATTGTTGAGGGATTTATTGCTTTCAACACAGCGATGGACGAAGCGTATAATGCGCCTGGCAATGCAATTCTAAAGATCCAGAATATGTCTGCTGACGATTACCCGGTGATCGCGCAGGGAATAGACAACCTGAACAATGCCATATTGTCAACAGAGGACTCAACGCTTGATTTCACATCCAGTATCATAGCATACGGATCTGTCTTTGACATGCTCAACGAATCTTTTGCAAACGGCTCTATCTCAGCGGATCAATATAATTCTGTTTTGTCCACAGCTACCGACCTATACACAAAATCCATTGCGGACATTAAAGATCAAAAATCTGATTGGGAATCGTTCACGGATAGTATCACCGACTGGCTGGATGACCTCGAACCGGCCACAGACTTACTGGACCAATCATATGATACAGCGAAGCGAAATTTCTTAGATACGTTTCAAGCAGCCATGGATGGCGATCAGGATGCGATGGACGGCCTGACCTCTGCAGCGGATGATTTCTTGACAGCATCTGAGTCGTATAACACGTCATCTGTGGACTATATGCGGGACTATGGCCTGATCAGGCGGTACATGGAAGATGCTGCGGACGTTGGCGAGAAGCAGGTTGATAGTGTCGATGAAATGCTAAGTACAGCACAAGATCAGATCGTCGAGCTGGAAGATCTGAAAGATGTTACTGCTGAAAGCTTGTCCGACCTGTACAACGTTGAATCCACAATTGCTGACATCGTTGATTTCTTGCCGGATAACGACTTCATGGCATCGATTTTCGATCAATACATGGGAAACGACTCACCCTTGGCGCAGTTGATATCGAACCTCAACACAGCGGTAGAAACATCTGTTGCAGACGATTACAACGAGGTAGCGGGGAAAACGTCTGATTCACAAAACGACCTCATGCAAGACTATGGCGGGCAAGAAGACAAGAGTTGGTATCTCAGTGATGCCGGTCATGTTTATGGCATCGAAAACGGTACGCTGGATGAATTGCGTGAGAACAACAGGGCAACGGGGTTCACCGAAATAACGGATTATGCACGATATCAATCAACAGGTGTACTGTCTGACAGCCTGGTTGGTGAATATTACGACCCATTGGAAAGAAGTGAGTATCTGTCTGATCTATCGACATCTGATGCCGAGCGTCTCGCAAACAAATTAAGCGATGCGTCAAAGTACGAGTTTGAGGTTGGAGATGACAATTCCTTGCATGGTTATGTTGACGGGAATGAACGGTATATAGTCCCATCAGGGTTTACGCTCGAAACATTGCTTGATCAGTTTAATATTGATTCTTTTTCAGGAGGTGGCCTTTCTGTCGGTCCGGAATCAGGATATCTCGCCATGCTTCATGGTAACGAATATGTTTTCCCTGCAAGCAATGTCACTCCTCTCCAACCTGACAATTCAAACAATGAAGAGTTGGTGGAGGAGATTCGGCAGCTCCGACAAGAACTGAAAGCCGCTAATGTAGAAGTTATCAAGGCTGCTAAAAAGACAGCCAAGAAACTTGAAAAATTCGACATTGACGGAATGCCGGCAGAAAGGGCAGCATAATGAGAGTTATTATCCCTAAAAAGATTGATTTGATTGAATCGTCAATAACAGAAGATTATTCTGACTGGTCAGCATCTGCAACATACGCCTCCGGCGAAAAAGCATATTGCCTTTACTCTGATTACGATGAGCTGCTTTCTTATGGCGATTGCACCTTTGATCGGTTTTCTGCAGAGACGGCAGGATGGAGTTATGACGGGCCAAACTCGCAATATGATTGCGATGGATCACAAACTACAACGTCAAGTTTATATCAAACTGTTTCATTCACGTCCGGGCTGAAATATCTTGTTCAATTTGAAGTCAAAAATTATTCAGCAGGAAGCATACAGGGATATGTCGGCGGGGGAACCGGTACAGACGTCAGCGCAGATGGAACATATCAGCAAGTTGTCACAGCCTCAAATTCAGACAGCGCAGCAGGCGTGAAAGTTTCTTCCGATTTTGTGGGATCGGTAACAAACGTTTCCTGTAAACGCATGAGCACATTGTCTTCCAAAAGAATCTACGAATCTCAGGTCGGCAGCAATGTCGGGAACTTTCCGGCCACAGACAGCGGTTCGAACTGGGTTAAATTTTCGGCCAGCAATCAATGGAAAATGTTTGATGATTTTACTACATCACAAACTGAAACAACTGAAACATTGCAAGTCAAAGTTGATAGCTCAAAATGTGATGCGATTGCACTCTTCAATACCGAAGGCGTCAGCGTTGATGTTATTGTCACAAACAACAACATCTCCACCACCAGCACATCATCGATCACTGTTGGAACGGGGTCAAAAACGCTGACGGTTGCCAGCACAGCCAGATTGTTAACAGGTAATACAATCATTGCCGAAGATCAATCTGATTTCGAAAATTATATTCTTGGTACGATTACGGATATCACCGGATCGGATGTAACAGTAACCGTTACAGATACTGGCGGCAGCGGGACAATATCAACATGGAATGTAACGTATGTCTACAGCGCCACAGAGCATTCGCTGTATCAGCCGGAATGTGTGTCATGGTCTGATTATTTTTTTGCAGATATCAGATTTAATTCTTCGTTAACAGACACATTTACAGCAGATTTCAACACTTCTTGCAGGGTCAAAATCACTGGTTCAGCAGGCCAGATGGTCAAGTGTGGGCATATGCTGGTTGGTCGAACCAGAGAGCTTGGCGATTCACAATGGGGTTTGCAGGCAGGGATATCAGATTACAGCAAAAAAGAGGAAAACAGTTTTGGTGAAACATATCTGGAGCAGGGGAATTGGGCTAAAAAATTGAATTACGATATCCAGATCGACAATGATTCTTTTGATACAGTTTATCAAATTTTGAGTCAAATTCGGGCCATTCCCTGTGCTTACGATGCCAACAACGAATCGACATCCTATTCTGCGCTAATCGCTTACGGGACATATGAGGACTTTGATGTTACACTGCCCGGCCCGGTCAAATCAATTTGTACACTCGAAATACAGGGGTTAATTTGATGACAATATCACAAACAATTACAGGTTTTTCTGATACCGCACCATTGCGAACTGATCCGGCTAACTTCGATAGCCGGGCAGACACTCGTATGACAGAATTGGATGATCTGCCCGGTGAAATCAACACATGGGCAGAACAGGCCAATGCACTGGCAACAACGGTTAACTCGGACAAAACAGATGCCCAGAGCGCAAAAACAGACGCAGAATCAGCTCGTGATTTAGCACAACAATACCGGGACATAGCGTTAAGTGCTGTGGCGTCTTCCACAACATCAGCTACGTCAACAACATCTATTGCTTTTAGTACAGGCTCTAAAACACTGACCATCCAAACAGGGAAAGACTTTGTGGTCGGCATGAACGTGGTAATTGCACACACATCGTCGCCGACAAACTATATGGCAGGTATCGTCACGGGCTATAATTCTGAAACCGGCGAACTGACGGTTAATGTCAGCACAATCACCGGATCTGGAACGCAAAGCGCATGGACAATCAGCCTGTCCGGGATCATGGGTTTGGATGGTAATGGCTTGGGCTGCAACGTATTATCCAATCAACCCTCAGATATTACATTAACCAGCAGCGATGATCAAGCGCAGGTTATCAGCTTTGACGATTTTGGGTATTCAGTGACCTTGCCGGATGCAATGACGCTGCAAAAGGGGCTTGCTTTTACCCTGCTGAATGACGGCAATTATCCGTTTGGTGTGCGAGACAGCAGTGGTACGCTCATAAATACTGTTGATGCCAGTCAGACATTATATTGTTATTTGTCTGATAATAGTTCTGCTGATGGCGCATGGGCATTTGACCCGATAATCATCAGAGCAGCATTACAATATGAAACAGTGGCTTTCAATAGTGTATATTCATCTTATAATGTTATTATTAATCTCGATGATTCTACGGCTATTGTTGTTTATAGAAATAACGATGACGCAAACTATCGGGGTGAAGCAGTTGCAATATCAACGACGGATGGTAGTGTTTTGGATGGCCCTATTGCGCTGAACGCAGTTAACACTATCGGTATCGCAGCCTGCAAGTTGTCATCAACTGATGTGTTTATTTGTTATAGAGACGATTGTCAAGATTTATGGTCATGTGTTGTTCGATATTCTGGCGGAACACTGTCTTTAGTTGGAGGGCCGACGGAACTGTGCGATGGGATAACGCTCAACCAAGTGTCTTGTTGTGCGCTTGATTCATCTCATGTCGCGGTTTCATATTCTGACTATGATTCTTCGAGATTATTATCTTACATAGTAAACTGGAACGGAACAGATACTATAGCTAAAGTATCTTCTCTGGGGGTAATCAGCAGTTCAGGACACATGTACTTAGAATGTATAGCTATAGATTCTACTAATTGGTTATGTTGCGCAGAACTTCAGTCAAATAATGATCTGACTGCCTATTCAATCAACTGGGACGGTGTAAATACAATTTCGCTTAACGAAACAGCAACTACGCTTCAAAATGGAACAATCGACTCAACACCTCAGTTATCATTGTTAGAAGACGACGGAACTTATCTATGGATTGGATGCGTGAGTAGTTTCAGCAGTTCTTCTCCAATTATAGAAGTCATAAAAATAACGAAAGCAACAAAATCCGTTCAGGCATACAGTTCGTACAACGACACAGCCGATATCGGGTATGATTTTTACAGCCATTACGCTGCTTTCGTTATCGGAACAAAATTTTGCTACGTAACAGCAGCCGATAATATTGCTATATTTGATTGGGATACAAGCGAACATTCTTTGACGAAACAAAACGAATACGCATTACAGGATTTAGATGGACGTTATTACTCCTTCGCAAAAATAGGTACAAATAAAGCGCTTGGTGTTTTTAGAAATAATAACAACAACCTCTACGGGTCATCAATGGTTGTGGAGATAGCATCATGATTATAAAATTAAAAGCAAACAATATAGTTACACACTCTGCAAAAAGTCTTGATTTAAGATCAAAAGCAGATGGTGGTTTAATTTATAACGGCTCCAGGAATCCTCTGATTAGCACGGAAACGGCTGAAATTATTGATATTGACGCACCGGATATATTCAAATCAAATTGGTACACTTACACAGAAGAAGACGGTTGGCAATTAACACCGTGTGGCGAAGCAGGTATAGCTGAATACCTGGAGCAGAAAAAAACAGAGAAAACAGCCGAGCTTGCAAATGTCCGCTATGAAAAAGAAACCGGGGGAATCGTTATCAATGGTGCTGATGTAAAGACCGACCGTGAATCACAATCAATGATCACCGGCGCATATAATCTGATTCAGATCGACCCGACACGAATTATCGACTGGAAAGCATCGAACGGATGGATACAGCTTGACGCCCCGGCGATCACAGCCATAGCCACGGCGGTGTCGGAGCATGTACAGACGTGTTTCAGGAGGGAAAAAGAAATATCGACGCTGATTGAAGCGGCTGAGACGATTGACGATCTGAATGCAATTGATCTGGAATCAGGGTGGCCGGAATGAAAAACTATTTCTGGCGAATCCTGATTGCTATCGATCAGCTTTTTAATGCAATCCTCGGAGGCGACGAAGACGAAACAATTAGTTCAAGGTGCGGAAAACTGGCCCAAAAAGGGCAGGACGGATATGCGAGAGTGATTGATTTCTTTTTAGGAGAAGGGCATTGTAAGGCTTCGATTGAAGAGGATGAGAGGCTTTAAACTTCTGTTAACATCAGGAAACCAGAGGAAACCAGAGGAAAAACAGAGCTTGAATAAAATAACATTTGTAAACATCATACAAGCAGCATGGCCTATCTTCGCTGGGTTGGTTGTAGCTTTAATCTGGCTAATGTCACAGATAAATTCAAAAGTCTCCAAAACAGAATGTTCTATGTGTCGACAGGATAACAAAGAAGACCTCCTTCGCGTAGACAGTTCTATCAAAGAAATGAGAATGGAATTCAGAAATTCTATTGATAACCTGACTGCTTTAATTGTAGGCTACTTCAATAATGATGGTAAATAAGTAGAGGAAAAGGAATATGAATATACCAATCAGTTCAGTCCTGGATTTCAGCAGTACTCTGCTGGACAAGCTGTTTGAAGACAAGGACGAGCGTAACAAAGCTAAGCTGGCCTTGCTTGAAATGGAACAAAAGGGATCTCTGCTGGAGTTGCAGACCAAGCTTCAGCCTCTTGTTACGGAGCTTTCTGGGAATTGGTTACAACGTTCGTGGCGGCCTATTCTGATGCTTACATTTACATACGTAATTGCTCATAATGCGGTAGTGGCTCCAATGTTTGGCTTACCTATTGCACACATCCCTCCAGATTCTCTTCCACCGGATATGTGGCAGGTTCTGAAGATAGGTATAGGTGGGTACGTGGTAGGTCGTTCAGTGGAAAAAGTCGCTCCTAATTTTTCAAAAAAATAAGAATAAAAAGCCTCTTTCATTGGATATAATTTCTATGAAAGAGGTTTTTTATTCTATACAGTCTGTAATAATTTCCGAAAATCCTCTGCCATGTTGTAGCCCTGCGGATCATCGTATGATCTATCAGGGTTAAAATATACCTCGAAATTTTCAACGCTGTTGAGTACTTGTACAAATACTGATCTCTTTTCTCCTTTGGTAAATTGTAATTGTTCTACCAAAAGATCAATGCAAAAAGAGATTCCTAACATGGCCGTAAATTTTCCATCTGGCATATTCCGTTTTTTCAATTGTTCTATTTTATCTCGGATTTTGTGTATATCTTTGACGGAAAGATAAGATTCTTTTTGTAAAAGTGAATATGCTTTCTCTATTTCCATCTTCAGATCCTTATACAATTCTTCGAAACAAGAAGTATTTGAAGTGCCTTGTTCATGCATCATATCAAACATACCCTCGACAAATCCAAGGATACTGTATTGTTTTTTAATAATTTTGCTTGCCATTTATACCTCTTATTTTTTACGATGATTCCCGTATATCTCTTCTTCCGTTTCTCCTCGGGTTTCTGAAGCCCAAAATATTTTACCCCAATATTTTTCCAATGCATCAAAACTTTTTTCAGGGATATTACAATTTTCATATAACCTTCGTTCTTCATTATATGTCCCCAATACGACTCCTATTTTTTCCAGCAGTTTTTGATATTTTTCATTGTCATCCCTGATAATGATAAAATAAGCACCCATAGAATTCCCTTATATTTGTTTTATTATACTACGTCCATTTTTGATGGTACTCTGAAAAACTCTATCAGCATTTTCAATCCCAGAAATTGTGTGGCTATTACAGATGATCTGAATATTTACTTTACTCGCTAATTCATGAAGCATTTGCTCAGCTCGATTTTGAAGATCTATAGAAAGGTGTTTAAAGGGCTCATCTAATAATAATACAGGATGGATATGATTTGATTTCATACTCAAAGAAGCAATTCGAAGAGCTAAAGACACAACATCAACTACACCTCCTCCAGCAGAATTCAAGGCATTGACCAATTCTCCATCTCGTTCGAGCATCAAATCACATTCAGTCTTTCCGCGGCGTTCAATAAACAGAGCCCGAAATTTATAAGGGTTATCCGGAAATACGGATGTAATTGCCGCTGATACCAAATTATTAATGTGATATTCCAGTTCTTGCTGAGTTTTTAACCCTACTTGTTTACTAATTTCTAAGGCTTTCTCGGTCTGTTGAAGTTTAAGATTTTGTCGCGTTCGTTCTTTCTTGGAGTTCTTCAAATCCTTTTTGACTTTATTTCGAGCTCCTTTACGCTGTTCAAGCTCCTGACGAATGGTTTGAAGTTTAGAAATCATATGTCTCTTTTACCTCCGCAATCCCCTCTCTGATTTCAAGAGCCAGTTTGGCAGCTTGTTCCTCCATCTGAGATAACAATGATTTTGCTTCATTGAGATTCTGGCATTGATATTCTTCTTCAAGAGTAGTTTCAATCTGAGATAAACGCCCTTTCAGTTTATACGCTTCCTGTACTGCTTCTTCAGCCTGTGCTTTCATTCTGAATAATTCTTTAGACAATTTATCAGTAACCATTTACGTCTCCTTTTCCAATGATTTCCATATCAAGTTCTGGACGTTTTTTGGTACATCATTATTTGCGAAAAATAGATCCAGATTTTTTCTAAAAGAAACTTCCGATGACCAATCCATATTCAGTTTTTCAATGAATGCCTCAATTCGAGCATCCTTTTCCAGGCTCTGTTCCAGATGAGCCCTTGATACAGAAGACACACCTGATGGATCAATAGGAATATAAACAGGCTCAACAGTATTGGAGTTCTCATACCATAGATAAATTCGTGGCTTGTGTTCAATCTGATCGGCGGACATGCGCATCAAAGAACCTGGATTAACCAGCAGTCGACCATTACGTTCCGCAACGAACGGTTTGTGATTATGTCCTGTCAATATTAGATCTGTACCCTCAATATCCTTGAGTAGTTTTCCTGCTTCCGGATCAGTACAACCAGGCCAAGGTAGTTTTCCTTGCCAAACCATAACATGCCAAACTATAACTTTTCTTTGGAACATATTCAATCCATCAGGTCTTATGATACCGTTTGGCAATGATTGATTCCAATGGTATCCTGATAGCACCTCTAGTACCTGTGTCCTGTCCAAAACCTCAATACCAGATTTCTCTCGCATCTCAATATTGTTTTGAGGCAAATCGTGGTTTCCATAGATTGTCCAGAAATTCTGTGGCAGATATTCAATTGTCTTGGTTAACAGGTAAGGACTGGGTTTCCAATGATTGAACAGATCTCCGGAATGAAGTACAGGACATTCGTGTTTGGCTTGAAGGGCTGATACAAATTCTACCTTACGCCATTGCTCATCCCAATAGCAGCTATCTGTTCGACATAATGGGGTATCCTCCCTTAGATGCCAGTCTCCTGTAAGAATGGCGGAGGCTTTCTTAGGAAGTTCTTCTCGCCTCTTTCTCGTCGTTCTCTTCATGGTATCTCCTGTCCGCATAATGGACATATCTTTGGCATCATATTTGAGATTTTGTTTTCCAATATTTCTACTTCTTTTTGTTTATCTCGATATGCTGTTTTTGTGATCTTCCAACTTCGCCTTACTTTTTTCAATTTGGTGATTTGTTTCTGCAATTGAGTCAATCGTTCTATCGTATTCTCTATACTATGAATCCGTTCTACGGCATCTCCTCGTAAATTCAATTTTAGTATTGCACCTTGTAATTTGGAATGATTTTGTATCATCTTTTCAAGATTTTTTACCTTCTGTCTCAAAACATCCAGTTTTTGTACTTTCTGAATCAATTTATTTATTGGATCTATACCGGAGGATTTGATAGATACCTTACCCAAAGTATCTGAACATCGTGTGTATTTGTATATCAAATCCTTGATTTGTTTTTGCTTAATCTGAATTTGGGTTAATTCCGTTTGTTTGTATTCAAGCCTTTCCAACTCTTCTTCAGCTTGCTCCAAATATTCCAACTCTTCAAGTTGTGTATACTGTTTTTCAATATCCAGATCTAATCGTTTGATGTTTCTTGTATGTAGAACCTGCCAGGATTTCAAATTCTTAATAGAATGGTCTATATCCGACAATCCGGCAATATCATTGAAAAATGCTGCAACTTCTCCTGGACTGTTCGATAGTAGAAAAGGCACTGATATCTGCTGTTGGATATTAATTGCAGGCTCTATTTTCAGAATTCGTTGAATGTCTTCTGGGACTTCCGTGCCCGCTAACAATTGTTTATCCTGGAAAATGTAATTATTCTGAGATTTGCCTTTAACACGTCCTATAGTAATATGTTCATCAACGGTTAAATCCACTTGAGTACTTTTTGTTTTCCAACGACGAAAAGCACTCCCCAAAGGGCGATTTGTCACTATCCATGTTATCGCCCTGAAAATAGCTGATTTGCCAGAATCGCTTGAACCTATGATGGTATTCACACCAGGATGAAAATCTAACTCTGTCTTCATATGTGATTGGAAATTTTTGATATGGATTTTTGATATCATGTATCACCTTGGTTTCAGGAATAAAATTCAGGTTCTATATTGAATTCTTTATACAATGCTTCAAGAGGTTTCGTCAACTTCTGTGATTTTGGATATTCCGGACATTTCTTTTTCTTCCGATTCGCAGACACTTCCATAACCTTCTTCAATTTATTGTAACTGGATTTCTTGAGGAGAGGTGCTTTCGGAGCATCAGTCGGATGTATGTAAGGTAATTGAGGACGCTCCAAATAGTCTGCCATGTTTCGAAGTACTTCAGGCAGATTTTTATGTGCTATAGAATAGCGTACACAATTATTTTCAATCTTACCTAACATAACATTACATGCTCTACAGAGCACCCCTCTAATCTGTCCCGTCCCTTTAATTCTTTTCTTATGATGGTGATCCAGACAAGGAACTTTTATTTTCTTACCGCAGATCGGGCATATTCCTTGTTGTTTTCTATTCAACTTTTTTCTGAGGGTACTTATATCATCGTAACGGAGTATTTTCAAATTTGAACTGGAAAAATGTTTTGTGCGTTTCACCTTATTTGGCAAAATAGGTACCCCACTCATCCAATCGGTTATAATCGTTCAACAGTTTGGTGAATCCACAATCTTTGCATAACTTTCTCAATAAAGATACATCAAAACAGGATTTATCTATCTCATATTTCTTGGTTCCTGGAAGTGGGATTTTAACAAGCCATTCATTCCGTTTGATAATATCAGCTCCTGCTTCAATATCTCTATATTTTACTGACTTCGGTTTTAATTGCCCTAAAAGATATTTGATAGCAGTAGTCTCTCCAACTCCTTTAATTCCAGGGACTGTATCCGATGTACATCCTGCAATTTGTTTCACCTTAACCCACTCCTTTGGAGTGATGCCATATTTTTCAATGAACGTCTGTCTTGTGATATGTTTGATCTCTGTACTTTTAGGCATAGAGTACATATCTGTATAATCCAACAATTGATATAAATCCTGATCACCTGAGGCTGTGATAAATTTATGGTTAGGTTCTTCCATCACCAGTTTACCTATCAGATCATCAGCTTCGTATCCAGATTGAATATGATTGTTACAAAATCCTAACTCCGGCAAGATATGACACCGGAGTTGGGAAAATTGAGAAAAAGCTGCAATCAAATCAGGATCAGGATCTTCATTGTGTCCTCGATTCTTATAGAAAGGGTACCGTTTCCGACGTTTGGATTTCCTACTATCCCAGATAAAAACAACCTCATCAGGACGAGTTACTCTTCCCAGGGTGAATAACTGATTTAAAAACCCGTAGATAATACCGGTAGGTTTCCCGTGATATGATAGGGTTCCAGTGGTATATCGGGCCCTATGGCATAGATAATTAGAATCAATTATAAGTATTCGCATATCATCTCTTTTTTGGTTTGCGCTCAATCTCAAACTGGGATTCAATATCTTCCCAAAGATCGATTACCTGTTCTCGCAAATCCTCCTCCAATCCATGTTTTTCCACATAAGCAATTGCATTTGCCATTGAAACTCCTGCTTTTTCATCCCCTACTGTATAGGTTGTTGCTTTGGTCATCTGTTTAACGAATTGGAGATTGGCACGGATATCATCGATTCCATAATCAAACATAATAAATACTGATGCTTGCCTATACGGTTTCCATACCGATGATTTAAACACCTCAATAGATGTTTCTATACCAATAACTCGGTTAATTTTCTTTCCATTGATTGTCTTTTCATCCTTGATTTTAGAAGCGCCTATACACCGTAACCGCAAACTGGCGTAGAAAGGCAAGGCTTCTCCTCCTGGACTTTTGTATTTCAATCCGTATGGGCCTGCATCTGAATTCTGCCGTACTTGATTAGAACAAACCATCAAAATATTATTCTTGGTTAGAATGCGGCAAGTTTTTCGGCATTCCTCACTAAATTCCTTTGCCCGCCGCATTCCCATCTTATCGCCTTCCTCCTTGCTCATCTCCATATCAGTAGATAAAGCTGCTAAGGAGTCTGCAAATACTCCATTGATTTGAGCACTATTCTTAGGTTCCCATTTTCGAACAGATTTGAAAACTTCCGGAATTAAATCTGGAGTTGTGTAATCTTCATCCTCCAAATCCAAATCGAATATCTGAGCAAACTGTTTGTTCAACCGAGCTTCTGGATCATTGAATTTGATTTCACCTCCTTGCCGCTGAACAGCTCCCGCCATTTCACATAATAAAACAGTTTTGCCAACACCTGAAGGCCCGAAAATTTCAACCAAAATCCCTCCAGGAACACCTCCTCCACGAATTCTTCCTCCCGCTATTGCCAAATCAAGTAAGGTAGATCCTGTAGAGATGAAAGTTTCAGAACCTTGGTATTTTTTCCTTTCCGGCAAACCTCTCTTTTTATTTTCTACCTGCTTCGTTAATTTCGATTTTAAATCAGTGCGTACCATCAATTTTATAAATCCTCCTCATTATTTTCCCTCACCAATTCCAAATGTTTGAGAATCTGCTCAATTACATTGTTTGGAATATTTCTCTTTGTTAGTATTGCTCTAACTTCTCGTTGGAATTCTCGATATCTGATTAATATGTCAGAAGAGGTTTTCCACCCTTCTCTTTCCATATTATCCTCCAGCTGCATTTCCCACTCTACATGAGCTGAGCAAACAAGAGAGTCAATAATTTCATCCATAGGTAATTCTTTTTCAATAAACTGCTCAATCAATCCTCGAATAATATCTGATGAAGTTGTATTTTTGTAAAGTGCGAATAAACTAATGTAATCTGCGTATTGGGAAGGGACGTAAGCCCCTATTAATTTCGTCCCTCCCGATTTAGGCCAAAAAATTTTAAAGGGAAAAGGAGCTTGTTTATTGGTTATCTCCTTTTCCCTTTTTATCTTCTTTCCCTTTTGAGGCTCCTTCTTATTAATTGTTCTCCTTTACTTCAATGCAATCGTCCCATACATCGCATTCATCGCATTCATCGTACTCATCGGTATCGATGCCAAACCGATGGCCATATGGACAACGATTTGCTTCTTCTTTCGGTTTCTTCGGTTTTACCTTCGGTTTGGTTTTCTTCGGTTTTGCCGAATCCTTCATACAAGATCCTTGACATTCTTGGCATACTTCTCCGTTGGAATCTACTCCTTCACCTTCACAAGCTGGGCAGATCGTATCATCCTTCGGCACTTCTTCCTGTTTCGGTTTTGCCGTCTTTTTCTTTCTCCTTACTACTTTTGCAGGAGCTGGTTTACTTTCTTCTTCAGAAGTCTGCTCATCCTCAGATTCCATTTCGTAGAAGATGGATTCAATTTCTTTGTAGGTGAGTCTCTCCAAACAATCATCCAGGCGAGGCAAATCATCCAAGATCGAATCATCATATGTAGAATCACGTTCTTCGAAATCAATGCGGGATGTTTTCGCGAATGAATTGTTCATAAACTTCTCTTCACTGAACCGAATTCGCAAAGACAACCCATCTTCTATATCTGGAAATACGCAATACTCCTCATTTTCATCTAACTCCTCATTCAAAGCTTCCTGGAACAAGAACTGGCTAATATCCCAGATATGAATCTCTTCTTTGTAATCTTTCATCCCCAGAGGAATAACGAAATACAGATTACGTAAGCTGGGTTTCAAATCTCGAACTTCATCATACTCGGCACCATCTTTCAATTTGGCTGCTTTGTATTCACAGATTGGACACGGTTTTCCCCAAGTAGAAGGAC